AAGAAATATGTTAGTAGCATCTTCCGCAATAAGCAAAGAAGGAGCTGACAAATAGCCAGAGCCAGGATTTGTTATAGTGACACTTGTAACAAGTCCAGATACAACTACAGCAGTTCCAGTAGCCTGAACTCCGCCTACTGGAGGAGCTGTTATTACTAAAGCTATTGCAGGTCCATCGACAGAATCGGTAGCAGGGGATGTTATAGAAGCCGTAAGAACTGCTCCTTCAACATTGTTTTTAGAGAAAGCTACATTGGTATCTACTTCAACAATAGGATTACCTCCGTCTACAATAGCATCTAACTCGTGGCTAGAGCCGTTTACATTGATAGTAACTTCAAGAGATCGTTCAATGGTTCTGTCGTCAAGACTTCCGATGCCTGAACGAACAAGAGCTTTAATCTCTGCTGAAGTTTTTGTCTTTGTAAATTCAATTCCATCTTCATTAATGATAAAGTTTCCTTCATCGCCAATCTGATTGAATACTACAGAATTTGTTTTATTCAAATCTGCAAATGATTTTACCAATGGATTTGCACCTAAAAAGGCTTCCATTGGAGTGAGAAATACTTCCTTTGGGAAGAAAGTATAATTATCTCTATGCGCTATCTGAGAAGATGCAGCCATTTATTTGGTCTCCCAATTTAATTTGATTCTATTCAAGTACCATCCAAACATGAATGCTTCTTGGTTTTTATCTTTTTCTGCAAAGCGATTTAACTCGTATGCGTGTTCAACAATCATAAAAGTAGATACTACATGATTGACTTGTTCAAGCTTTCTTTTTGACGCTAAAGACTTTAAAGCTTCTATGGTTTTACTTCCGATAGAACCATCTTCTTTAATATCTTTATAGTCTATCTCGTTTCTATTGAAAGCATTTAAAGCCTTCTGAAGAAAAACTGAAGCATCTTTAACTCCTCTGTGAACTGCAATTTCAAACGCTACCTTAGCTATGACTTCAGAAGTAGCAGATATTTCATCTCCTTTAATCTTGTCCCAATAGCCTTTTTTGTAGATTTGCTGCGCTTGCTCAAGAGTCATTTCTGACATTTCGCCCTCGTATCCAAAAGCCTTAGCAGTAGTTTTTGTAACTCCGTATGCAGTCTCTCCTCCTTTATCGAAGGGGTGATTTGCATAACCACCCTCGATAAGGATTAACGCTTCGAATGATCTTTTAAAAGAATACATTTGAAACTCCGGACTATGCCAATACGTCTGCTATACCGTAACCGCACTCCTTGTCGATTACCTTCAAGTCCCAAAAAGCAGATACTTTTACTTCTTCAGACTCAGTTTCTTCGCTATATCCAGTATAAACCTGCATCCAGCGTCTTTTCATTGTGTCATAATAAAAAGTAGTAGCAAATGTTATTTTCTGACGAGATTGAGAAGATTTATCTACATAGTAAACACCGCAATGGTCTCCTTGCCATAAGAAGTCTTTTTCTTCAGAAACGCCTGGAGTAGTGTCAGCTAAGAAATAAGGAACAATGCAAGTTTCAACTTCTAAGTAAGAAGCTAATTTCTCGAGTGTTACCATTCCGTTCTGAGTATACTTGATTACGTCACGAATCTCATTGTCTTGTGTAGAAATCTTATTAAAGACTTCTGTAGACATTACGACAGTATTTGCACGCTTGCCAGTTTTCTTGTAAACCGCATCTTTTGCAGTTAACAAGTCAGCTTTAATAGCTGCTCCTGCGGCATCCCATTTAACAGTTGGAGTATGACCTCCGCCTAATAGAGATTTAAAAGCTCCTAAGTTTGCAGCCCATGCAATATCGTGAACTTCTCTCTCATGTGCAGTTTTAATTGCAGTAACAATGTCGCTTGCAGTTTGCATTTGCTCTTCGATAACTTGAAACTCTTGAGTTCCTTCAAGTAATTCAAAAGGAATCTCTTCAGTAAGTACGTGGTCAACGCATCTGAAGTTATCAATTGAACGACCTTTTCTCTCTTGGCGCTGACCTGCAGAACCTGGAGCTCTTACTAATGTTACGTCTGGAGATTTGTCTGATTTAGAACGGTCAACTCTGTAAAAGTCACCAGAAAGCTGGTCTGACTTTACAAGAGGAGCTAACATTCCTCCAATTCCTGGCTCGCCAAGACTTTTTTGGTAATAAACGTTTGTTAATACCTTGTTCTTTTTTAGATAATTACTCACCTTTTAACTCCTAATTAAAATATGTTTACGTCAAGGCAGTTTACCCAAGCTGGTGCTAATTCACCTGCTCCGCTATTAGCGCCTTGAAGAGTGCCAACAACTCTATTTGCTGTAGTAGCAGCAGAAACTAGCCCACCTGCTCCAACTGCGAACTGCTCGCCAAATGCTCCACCAGACAATATTCTTGCTACTGGAGCAAAGCCTAGTCTTACAACTGCAACATAAACACCAGCGTCTGCTTTGTCAAGAGTAAATCCAAATGGAACTCCAGATGTAACAATAGCTCCAGCAGAATTAACTGCAATACCTTTTTCTAATGCAGTAGCAGCTTTAACCGTTCCGCTTACAATAATCTCTCTGCGCATTACTTAGCTCCTTTATTTTCTAAAATGAATTTTGAGAACTTCTCTTCGTTTAGTGCAATGCGAGTAGCTGCCTCAAAAGACATATTTTTGTCGATCTTCATAATTTTGCTTACTTTTTTATCAAGCTCGCCTGTGTCGTCATCTTCGTCTCTTTCAGACTCTGACGCTCCAGATAACTCTTTACGCAATGTCATGTTTACTCCATGAGCAACACAAATTGTTTTCATATCTTCCATTAAAGAATTTCTATCTTCTTCTGTAGAAGCTACAACGTATTTTTTAGCTTTTGCTTCAAGCTTAGGTAAAGACTCTTTACCTAAAAATCTGCCACTTTCATTCTGAACCTGACGAACCATAGCTTCAACTCTGACATCTTGTACATTCTTAGAGAATGTTAAGATTTGCTCTTCGAGTTCTGTAACTCGCTTAGTCATTGCAGCTGCTGTGTCGCGAAGGTCAGCCTGAGAAGACATAATTTCTTTTACTCGCATAATAGCTTGAGCAGCATTGCTGTCTAAGCTTAACCCAAGTGCTTTAAGAATTTCTTCCATGATTCCTCGAACATTATTGATTTGTTGTTTAATGGAGTGTAAAGTCCATTTTTATTGACTATTTCTAAGTTAGGCTGATTATTTGCGAATAGCAACATAGCCTTAACGTTATTAGGCGCTTCTTTATAAAGGTCTGACATCTGCCTAACTGGTATAGGCTCGGTAGAAACGTCTCCATCTACTACCTCGTCTACGAATCCCATTGTCAAGCATTCTTCCGCAGTGAAGTAAGCATTTGACCGCATTACCTTCAGGCAGAAATCTTTATTGAGTCCAGTTCTCTCCGAATACATCGAAGAGCCTATATCTCCAATTTTTTTGACGTGTTCTTGCTCTAGCTCCATTTCATCCTCTGTACCCCAAGCAAAACCTGAAGGCATATGAATGAAGTGCATAGCAGTTCGCTGCATCTTGACTTTGCCATTAGGGCTATTTTTTGGAATAGCAGTCATTAGAATAGTAGCCATACTTCCTGAAAAAGAATCATTGATAATATCTATCTCGGCATCTTTCTGAACAGCTCTTCTGATAGCAGAGTGCATCTGCCATCCAGCGTAAACAGAACCTCCTCCTGAGTTAATTCTTATCTCTGTCTTTTCTTTAGAAGCAACTGCCTTGTCAAGGCTAAGCACAAACTCGGAAGGATTTACATCCCACCCGATTACGCCAGATATGTTTATAATAGGCATATTAGTACTCCATATATTTTATGGATAGGTCAAGTTGAACCATATCCATTTCTTCGTTATTGAAGAGGGTTTTTCTTTGCTTCTTTTTAAAGTAGCAAATTTGTTTAGGAGGAAGGCTTATCGGATTTGGACTTAACTTCCCCCATATTTTTTTAACTATCGCATTTGCTCTTCTTGGCAAATTTTTAGTATTCTGCTGAGAATAAATCTTAGAAACTGCAACATATATAGAAACTCCTTCTGTGGCTTCCGAAAAGCTTCCAGATGTACTTGAGTCTGAATATACAGTTGAGAAGGAGCGAATTATTATATGAGCTCCGTTTGTCTGTATTCCATTCAAGCATTTTTTATATATATCAGCCGATAAAGTCTCGTGATTTATCTCTATTATAAAAGCTTCTCCAAATACTTTTAAAGCAAGGTCTCTCGCTTGCTTCTCTATTTCAGAAGGATAATCGAACTCTTGTAATTCCTGATATGTCATATATTCATCCTTCGCCCGTATTCGCCAACTTCGTCTTGTATGTAATCAGGAGGCAATAAAGCCCCAGACACAAGAAGATCTGTAGACTGAATCGCATCGACAAGAAGTATAGAGCCAAGCGCTATCTTCTCGAGTTGCAATAAAGTAGCCTTATGCTTATAATACTGTTCTGTATTAACTCCTTTTGAAGAGTACAATTCATAAGCTGCGATTGAATAGCAAATTATTCTCAGAAGGTAAATAGACCTTTTAGATTCTGCTGGAACTGGAACTATATAGTTACCAGTATTTAGATAACTGTCAACTAGCGTCTCTGCTGCGAATAGTGCATCTTTTATCTTGTCATTGTTTATTTCTACACTATTTGGAACATCTGAAGTTAGTATTCCAGCCTGACCTTTGGAGATCCATAGGGAAAATCCATCTACTGTAGTATAGTAAAGACCTTCGTTTAATACTTCGATTTCTTCCATTGTAGAAAATTAAGCGTTATAAATTATTAGTTTTGCACAGTCGTATATTAAGCATAAATTAAGATTAAT